CGTCGAGGATGGCCGTGAGTTCGTCGTCGGTGACGTTCATCGGTCGTCATCCTCGAAGTCGATGCCGCACGCCTCAGCGATGCGCTCGGCAAGGTCGCTGTCGAGTTGGACGTGGATGCGCCGTGTGCCCCAGTCCTGGTGCCACGCGGTGGCCCCGGACTCGGTGATGTCGATGCCGTACGCGGGACCACCGGTCCCAAGTAGCACGGTGTAGGTGACCTGCTTCTCCACGGCAAGCACGGACTCGTGCATCGACCGTTCCAGCGCCTCGTGCATGTCGTACTTGTCGTGCTCGGCCAGACGGTCGAGCGTGTCGAACAGGTTGGTGATGTCTGCGGCGTGGCGCTTGGCCTCGTCGTAGCACTCGTCTTCGGTTGTCATGTTGTTGTTGTTCCTTGTCTGGGGTTGGGTTGGATCAGTGTATCGGGATTTATAGGGGGGGTACAACCGGAGACTGTTTCGTACTGCGAAACAGCCGCTCGGATGACAGACGCACAACCTCGTCAGCGACGAGTGCCAATGCGTCAGCGATCGAGTCACACTGCGCGTGCCAGGTGGCCCGACCAGGTGCCTCGGAATGGACAACGATGTCCCCGTTGTACGGGTCGATGTCGATGCGCAAACGGTCACTGGTGCCGTGGGTGTTGGGCACGGTGATGGTGGTGGTCATCAGTGCGACCCCATCACCCAGCGGTATTCGGCGCGGTTGCGCCGATGCTGGATCAGTGCGTCGGTGATGAGCTGCGCCCGTGGCCGTTGAGGGATGTCGACGCCGGTGTTGTTGGCCCGGAGACGTTCAGCGATGTCGGCTGCCACATCCTCGTACGGTGTGGCGATGTGGGTTCGGCCGAGAATCCACACGACCTGGCTGTTGATGCGGCGATGGTGCTCGTTCATGACCAGTGCGCGCATGTCTCGTCGGTGCACGTGTCCTCGTCGTCGCACAGCGGTGACAAGAAGAACTCCCCGTCGTGCCAGTGCCACACGTAGTGCTGCGCGGTGTCGGCAAAGAACGTGCCGCAGGCTTGACGGTCGAACGGTGAGATGTGCACCCACCATGCGCCCGAGTCGGTCAGTTCGACCGGTTGTCCGCAGTCGTTGCACAGTGCTGGCGTGTGGTCGTTGAGCCAGCGCTCAGCCTCGTCCATGATGTCCATGACGATCTCCGTCAGGCTCTCGTGGGTGTACTCACCGGTGTCGTAGGCATCTACATCTCGCTGGCCTGCAACGTCCAGCGCGAAGCCGAGATCGACCGCGGTGGCGATCATGCGGGCATGGTTGTGCCAGCCGTAGGGACTGGACAGTACGCACCCGGTCTCGACCGGGTGTCCATTGGTGATGGGCATGGTTGCGAACCTCCTGGTTCGGTTGTTGTTGGGTTGGGTTCGTGACGCGGTGTCACGGGGCCGGACACGACCACACAAGCCCGTGAGAGGTGCCTGTGTGGCCGTGTGCGGGCCGATGGTCCGCGTCGTAGGTGTTTCGTACCGCGAAACGCCAGGACGGCGCTAGGAGCGTTCCCAGCGCAGCCCGCCACGCGGGCCGACGCGCAGCACCATGTCGGGATAGCTGCCGATCGGGTCGGTGTCGTCGTCGTGGTCGACGTACCAGGCATAGCCCGCGTACCAGTAGCCGAGGTCGGTCGGGTCGCCCCAACACGGGCAGTAGACGTAGTCCTCGGTGCCATCGGGGGCGATGTCGAGACAACGGCGATGACCGCCCGAATCGCGACGGTCGATCCACATGTCGCGCGCTTGCGAAAGCGAGCGGACGGGGAACGATTCGTCGGCGTGGCCGTAGGACGCGCCGCCCCACAAGGTGACGCGCAGCTGGCGTTTCGGATGCGAAACGGTCATGACACGACCTTGATGTAGCGACGACGGGTGTCGTCGTAGAACGGACGCAGGACGTTCGTGTCGGTCTGCTGGTCGGCGGGCAGATACTCGCTGCGCAGGTAGGTGAACCCGCGGTAGGCGTTGGCATCCATCAGCAGACGGCTGACGAGATGGGCAACGGCGGCGCGACCCTCCGGCGTGGAACCCTCGGCGGCGAGGATGGTGTTGGCCGCGTCGACCAGATCGGTGACGCGGATTGTCTTACGGGGCATGGGATGACCTCTTTCAAGGGTTGTTGTTGGGTTGGGTTGTCGTGAACGTTTCGCGGTGCGAAACGTTCGGGGTTTGTGCTCAGCCGCAGTAGCGCTTGAGCAGGAACATGCACACCGCGCAATGCGTGGTGAAGTAGCCGACGGCAAGCGCGGTCACGCCGTCACCGTGCCCTGATGACGGGCGATGCGCAGTAGACCACGGGCCGACGGAGCACTACCACAAGCGCGAAGGTCGATCAGTGTGGCGATCGCGTCAGCGGTCGTCAGGTCGAACACTGATACGTCGTCGGCATGGATGTCGTAGCGCTCCGCAGGCAGGTTGTCGGCGTCGATGATGTCGTGATGGATGACGGTGATGGTCATGGTGACCTCTTTCAAGGGTTGTTGTTGGGGGATGGGTTGACGTTTCGCGATGCGAAACGGTCACGGATCGGTTCCGTGCCGGTCACGGCCGTTTCGCGGTGCGAAACGGTCGTGCCGGGTGGGGCCGATCGCCCGATGTCACGCGGCCTTGACGGACGTGACCGGCGTGGTCAGACGGTCCATCTCGGAGATGACCAGGTTGATGGTCACGAGGTCGGCACCGCGTGTCTTCAAGGCCTGGACAATCTCACGGGCCAGCCGTGGCGCGTCACCGGCGGTCACGGGCTCGGGCTTGGGCTCCGGCTTGGGCTCGGGCTTGACCTCGGGCTCGGGCTTGGGGGCAGGCTTGCGACCCGTCTTCGGCTTCGACAGATGCAGAGTCTTCGGCAACCAGTCGTAGAACTTGTTGAGGGTCGGGGTGTGGCACGCCAACTCGAATTCGAGCACTTGCTTCGGCGTGGCGCGGCCCACGATGACGCGCTTGGAGTAGGTCGCGCTGGTCAGCGTCAGCAGCAGTTGATCGGCCGACGTGTCACGGGCAACGGGCTCGTACCCGTCATCGGTGCGGATCACGGCAATCTCGACTGCCGCAGCAGCTTCGGCCCGTGCCGCCCGTGAACGGCTATCGGCCGCGTCAGCGGTCGCGAGCACTCGGCACGCCTTGACGCCATCGGTAAAGGCGTTCGCTTCGACCAGCAGCAGCGCAGCAGTAGCAGACTCGACAGATGGCGTTTCGTGCTGCGAAACGGTCTGGTTCGTGGTGGTGGTGGTGGTGGTGGACATTGGTGGACTCTCCTTCAAGAGAACGAATCGGGGTTACCGATCGGTAATGACCTTGTGTCATGACCTACCATCAATGTACAGGGCACCTGCAAACTTCAAGGCTTGAAAGCCCTGGTCGGATAAGGTAATGGACATTCCATTACACAGTGAACCAGGGGACCGGGGGCACGGTGCCCGTGCCCCCTCGTGAAGAGAATGAATGGTTGGCTTCGGTACTTCTGTAGACCATTTCGTGTGTTGGGGGGGTTCGTTCTTGTTCGGAGTCCCGTTTCCTGGTCGGAAGAGAACATCCGCCGCCCTAGATGGCGGCGGATGTTGCTTGGTCCTCGTCACGCACAACCTGGGGGTTGTGCGTGACTCGGATAATGGGGCCTCTTGAACTTGTCGAGCTATCACACTGTGTCAAATGGGCTGGATGTGCGTGTTGTACCCCCTCTGTACATTACCGAGGGTCGAAGCCAGGACACGTACTGGCTGGCACACCACATCCAGCGTTCGATCTCGTCGGTGGGCGCGTCCTCGGAGAGCTGCAGCACCCAGGCTGCCTGGTCGATCTCTCCGAGCTGGTCACCGCTCAGGTGCATCGACGTTCTCTTGCTCACTGGCGTTCGCACCGCAGTCAGAGACTGCGGCCACTAGGGCGACCATCTCGGCGTGTCCGAGGCGTGCAGCGTCTTCGCTGTGGTAGCGGCGCATTTCCAGGTCGTCGCGTGGGTCGGACCCGTCTCGTCCATGGTCGAAGACCATGGTCTCGTAGATGATCGGGATGTGCGTGTGCCCTGGCCACGGGATGCTGTAGTCGATGCCCAGCCACACCGTGGACACCAGGAACCGTCCACCGATCAGGTCCTGGGCGATCACCTTGTACTCCTGGTCTTCGACTAGTTCTGACCATTCCCGCAGGCTGATCGGGACCCCCAGGCGGTCGTAATGCAACGGCGGGTCGGGAACCTCGTCCCAGTGCGGGTCGTCGGTCACGGTGGTGGCCTCACCTCGAACTCGATGTCGGAACGTCCCAACATGCCCTGGTAGTGCTCACACAGCGTGGCCAGCTCGGCATCGGCGTCGGCCTCATCGAAGAACCCCCACACGTACCGCGCCCACGGCTCGGGATGTGCGCGCCACCACACCGACCAGCCGATGAACTCAACAGGGTCTCCAAGGTCCAGTGCCATCTGATCCTCACGTTCCGCGGTGCACCGTAGCGCGCCCTCAGAGGCCCTTAGGAGCCCGTTACAGCCCCGTCCGAGCCTGTCTGCGCCCGGAAGGGTGCAGCTGGGAGCCGGGGGGACACGGCGACCAGTAGTGCGTGGAGAAGAAGGTCCGTCGGGAATGGTCCCCGACAGCCAACAAAGTGTGGGAGGACGACTGGCGCAAACGCCGGTTGATGGACTGGTTGTGCACCCCCCCGTCGGAACGTGTCCCACGGGCCAAGACACAACTGGCTGCAGAACTCAAGGTGTCCACACGGACATTGGAGAACTGGTCCCAGGATCAACAGTTCCGCACCTCCTGGGATCGGCGGTCCCAAGACATCATCGGGGACCCTGACCGTGCCCACCATGTCCTCGACGCCCTCTACCAGACGGCCATCGACCCGCGCAACCGGGGCCAGGTCTCCGCAGCCAAGCTGTACCTGGAAGCGGTGAAGGCGATCCAGCCGAAACGGGTCGAGCTGACACTCAAGAAACCCGGTGAGCTGTCCGAAGAAGAGCTGGACGCACTGCTGGCCCAGGCTGCCACCCAGTTGCACAACGAGGCCAAGGCGATTGCCGAGTTGCCGCCTGCCAGCACATGACCGATCAGCACCCCGACTTCGAAGAGTTGTGGTTGGAGAAACGGTGGCGCAGCTGTTGTCCGCCATGGGAGGTCGGGCCTGACCGGTTGTTGGAAGCATTCGAATTCTTCTGTCGCAACTACTGGTGCATCCGACATCCCGAACGGGGCAAGATTCTCTTGGATTTGCGTCCGGCTCAGGTGGAGACCGTCAGCACCTGGTTGCACGAGCGACATGTTGTCGTGCTCAAGGCTCGTCAGGTCGGTTTCTCCACGCTGATCGCCACCTACTGCTTCTGGCTCACGTTCTTCTATCCGGACCGTGCTGTGGTGATGATCTCCAAGACGGAACGGGAGTCGGCCAAGCTGTTGCAGAAGGCGAAGTACGGCTACCGCTTTCTGCCTGAGTGGATGAAGGCCCGTGGCCCGATGCGTACGGAGAACACCCAGGCCAAGTTGACGTGGTCCAACGAGTCGGGCATCGAGTCGTTGCCTTCGGCAAGCGATCCCGGACGTGGGGAATCCGTGTTCTTGGTGGTGGTCGATGAGATCGGCTATCTGCCCAACTCCGAAGAGGCGTACGCGGCGATCGAGCCGATTGCCGATGTCGGTGGGCGGATCATCATGCTCGGCACCGCCAACGGCGAAGGCAACTTGCTGCACACGCTGTGGCACGGCTCCCAGACGGGCACCAACCGGTTCACCGGCATCTTCTTCCCGTGGTCGGCAGGGGACCGTGACCAAGCCTGGTACGACGCCAAGAAGGCCGAGCTGCCGCCATGGCAGATGGCCCAGGAGTACCCCGACAACCCCGACGAGGCGTTCCTCCGAAGCGGGAACCCGGTGTTCGACGTGGACGCCCTACGTTCCATCGAAACGATGGAGCCGCGGGTTTCCGGCTACGTCTGGCAGCCTTCGGAGGGTCCACGCCAGTTCGTTGCCGACGGTGGGCCGCTGCGGGTGTGGGAGTTCCCCAAGCCGAAACTGGTCTACGTCATCGGGGCCGACCCCTCGGAGGGGCTGGAACACGGCGATTTCACCAGTGTCCACGTCCTGGATGCAACCAATCGGAGATTGGTCGCTACCTACCACGCCCGTGTCGACGCCGACCTGTTGGGGTCGGACATCTTGTTCCATCTTGGGCACTGGTACAACCAGGCGCTGATCGGCGTCGAGTCGAACAACCACGGGCTGACCACGCTCTCGGCACTCAGAAGTGTGCAGTACCCGAACATGTACCGCCAGCACCGCCATCTGCAGCGGTTCGAGCCGAAGACCGAGCTGATGGGCTGGCGCACGACGATCGCTTCCAAGGCGTTGGCGATCGATGAGCTGGCGAAGGAAGTTCGTGAAGGCACGCTGTGGGTCGGTGACCCCGAGACGGTTGCCGAGCTGCGCACGTTCGTGCGGGAAGGCAACGGGCGGATGCACGGCTCACCGTTCGATGACCGCACGATGAGCCTCGCCATCGCCTGTCAGATGCTCAAGTTCGCCTGGCTCCCCGAGTATCGGGTCAACGAACAGCCGGGGCCGGGGACGATGGGGTTCATCGAGCGCAAGATGTACGGCGACAACTTCGTGTTGGGCCGACCGGCTGGACGGATCGTGCGCACACGGCGGCGGATCGGGGGACAGTCCATCCGTTCAGCATGACCTCATGTGTCCAATGTGGGTCGACAACGACGCCGATCCGTGTTGATGGACACTGCTTTCGGTGTCACATCCGTTCGATCCGCTGGGCGTTCGCTGGTGCATCCCGCACTCGGGCCTCGTTCCATGACGAAACCATCGGTGAAGTTCAACGCGAGACCGAACGCAATCCTGACGCCGAGCGCATCGGTCAGCGGTGGGTGTGATGGCCCCGCCGTCCAACGCCGATCTGCTGACCAAGTACACCTCGCAGCTGTCACGGTCCAAGACGTGGCGGCAGAACGACTACGAGGACACCTGGCGGCGGATGAAGGACCTCTACCGGGGCAAGCACTGGGAGGCTGGCGGCTCCCAGGACCAGATCGTCGTCAACATGTCCTTCGCCACGATCAACGTCATCAACCCGTCGGTGTCGGTGTCCAACCCCCGCTTCACCGTCAACGCCCGCAAAGCCGAACACGAAGCCCAGGCCATGTTCACCGAAGAGGTGATCAACTACCTGTGGCGCACCAACCGCTACCACAGCCACTTCCGTCTCTGCGTCAACGACTGGCTGATGTTCGGTCACGGCTGG